GTGTAGCGGATGCCCAACGACAAGCAGAGGCCCAACGTCAAGCTCAGGCAGCAGAAGCTCAACGTCAAGCAGAGGCGCAACGTCAAAATGCGGAGGCACAACGTCAAGCTCAGATAGCAGAAGCTCAACGTCAAGAGGAAGCTCGTCGTCAAGAGGAAGCTCGTCGTCAAGAGGAAGCTCGTCGTCAAGAGGAGGAACGTCGTCAAGAGGAAGCTCGACGTCAAGAGGAAGCTCGTCGTCAAGCTGAGGCAGCGGCTGCCGCAGCCGCAGCAGCGGCAGAGGCTCGACGTCAAGAAATCCTGACTGGTAAGCGCAACAGCATTAACATCCAAAAAGATTACAATGTTTACTTTATTCAAACCGTTAGCGGAAGTTATCAACCGTTATTGGGAGGCAGATCTATTCCACCCGGTGCGAACAATGTCGTATCATTCACCATCAATTTTAGAGGAGTCAACGGCGGCAACTCACAAACCAACAATTGGAATCAAGTCATTGGATTAACAACGAATTCGAATGGCAGTGACCAACGTTACTTGGGGGTCTGGATTTGTCCGGGAACAAATACACTACATATCCGTACCGAAACAGAGGCAGGTGGAAATGACAACATATCCGATTGTAATTATCCCCTCAGTGTCGGTACACATCGTATTGACATTATTGGAAATACCAATGGTGATTTGTCACAAACATTCTGGGTTTATGATAACGGTAATTTATTTGCGAATCCTACTATTTCAGGCAGAACACAAAATGGGTTTAACAGTCCCGTATACGTATTTTCATCTTACAACAACTTTAAACATGTTTCTGAATTGGGACATACGGTTTCTCCATTGATTATTATGACGGGGAATGGGAACCAATATAATGCTCAAACAGTGATGAATGGACTGAACGCATTTTACGACCGATTGAATTATTTCAAACAAATAAATTGATAATCTTACAGTATACTATAGTTACTTCATGAATACCTATTTTTTTATATTATTTATTTTGATAATTACATGTATATTTTCTATAAATATGTTGGTACCTACGGGTAAAAAACGGAAAATGTTCGATTTTTTGTACACCGGTGATACCGAAAAATCAACCATCAATGTAGATTTTCCGCACACCTTTGGTCTCGGAAAAATTACTAACAACGAAGGTCGAAGACCGGAGTTGTTTGAAGGTATGAGTAACAATGCTTCGAATCAAATAAAAAATACGTTTGAAGATCTTGCGAGAAAAGCGAGAGAGGCTGCCGAAGCAGCAGCACGACGAGCCCAAGAAGAAGCTGAACGGGCACGCCAATGGTTTCTACAGCAACAACGCGAGGCCGAAAGGCGCATTATGGAAGAAGCCGCCGCAGCAAGACGCGCGATAGAAGCAGCATTTCAAGCAAAGACGAATCGAAAAAGAGACAGTATTAATAGTGCAAAAGATTACAATATTTATTTTGTTCAAACTGTAGCGGGGTCACACCAAAAAATGTTGGGAAGTACATCGATTTCTCCCGGCGCAAACAACGTGGTATCATTTATGATCGATTTTAGAGGAATCAATGGGGGTAACCCACAAACGAACCAATGGAATCAAATTATCGGATTGACCACGGACGCTAATGGCGGCGACCAACGATATTTGGGGATATGGATTTGCCCTGGTGCGAATACACTTCATATTCGGACGGAAACAGAAGCCAATGGAAATGATAACATATCGGATTGCAATCACCCACTTAGTATAGGACAACATCGGATTGATATTATTGGAATCACCAACGGTGATTTTTCACAAACCTATTGGGTGTATGACAATGGAAATTTGTTTGCCAACCCTACTATCTCTGGAAAAACAGAAGATGGTTTAAAAAACCGCATATACGCATTTTCGTCCTATAGCAACTTTAAGCATGTTTCTGAATTGGGACATAAGGTGTCCCCACTGATTATTATGACTGGAAATGGTAACCAATATAATCAACAACTTATTATGAATGGGTTAAACGCATTTTATGACCAATTAAATTATTTTCGCAATATGTAATGTAATATTATTAGTATATAATATATAATAATAACGTTTGTAAAATCATGAGCGCATATAATCAAGGTATTAAAGCCGCCAATGGATATATTCCTATACAGGACGAAAATGGAAAAAAAATATGCGAATTTTCAACCATAGGCGAAAAAGATCTCATGAAATCATTGTTATCGCCCAACATGAACATGAATTTACCGATAGGTAGTTCTGCTGTCACAGATGGTCAAAATCAGGCACCCATCTGTACCGACGAAGAGATTTATAACATTCAACACATTGTTTTGAAAAAACTCAATCAATTTAATTCGGACTATTCCAATTTTATTATATATAAATTCAACAAAAGTCATACTTTACCAGGTGATCAAACCAAAAAATTAAATTATACTGACGACAATGGTAATATTGTATATTATTCGGATACTGTTCAACAAACATATGAAACAAAATATGTTACAAATGAAAAACTAAAGTCTACCTATCAAGATCTTATGAATAGCATAACGACATATGATGGGATTTTACAAGCCAGCAAATTGTACCGCATGGATCCAGAAAATCCAATGTTACAGAACTTGTCAGATTACTACACGCCTGGTACCAGCATTCCTACTTCTGAAATGAAAAACAATAAGGGTACTGCGCTCGAAAATCGTGACCCGAATGAATATCTGAACCCAAAACATAATCAAATTGTCAAGCTACGTGGTGAATTAGACCAAAAACTCATGGAATTTAACAATACACGTAATAGTGTATTTGGTGAGAGCAAATTACAAATGGATGCGAGTATTTATGTGACAATTCTATGGACAACTTTAGCAAGTGCGATCGTTTATTTCACCTTTGTTCACATTTAATAGAGATTAAAATACAGGAACCTACTGTAGATTTTCCGCACACCTTTGTAGATTTTCCACACACCTTTGTAGATTTTCCGCACACCTTTGTAGATTTTCCGCACACCTTTGTAGATTTTCCGCACACCTTTGTAGATTTTCCGCACACCTTTGGTGTCGGAAAAATTACTAACAACGAAGGTCTTCGACCTGAGTTGTTTGGTGTCGGAAAAATTACTAACAACGAAGGTCGAAGTTGTTTGTTCCCGTAAAATATATGATTATAATATAACTAATTTTATATTACAATTTCCACCATGGATGATATTAAGAAAAATTTCGGTGATATTCGCGCTCATATTCGAACTCCGGCCACACAATCTACCATAAAATACATCGAAGTGAATGATAAATATAGTCTGGATGATATTATCAAAGTGGGGGCTTATTGCAACAATGAATACCCCACCACCGCAAAATATTTAAATCCAATACAATACTGGACATTTTCCGATACCTTTAATCAGTCGTATCTCAATGCCGGAACCGTTATCAACGATTTTTGCTGGCAAGAAGAGAACAAATTAAGAAGTTTGAAACGTGTACCTGGACTATATGTGAATCAAATAAATTCTTATAAGAATGGATACAATGCTCAAGACGTGAATTTGTTTAACAATTCCAATCAAACCGGTACAATCATGGAAAATTTCAACTCACAAAATCTTTCATCGTCAAGCGCAATTGAGTTATTCGGTTATTTTATTCCGGATGTCACCGGACCTTGGACATTTACCATACCCGCCTATTCTTCACAAAATGTCTACAGTAAATTATGGATCAACAGTGATTACGCTGTATTTGATTATATGAACAAAAACGCGGAACTTTGCAATGACAAAGACCGTGAGGATACAAATATATTTACAGGCGCCAATACGAAACCGCCTAGCAATACAATTACATTACAATTAACCAAAGGCGACATTGTTTCATTACGTATGCATGTAATTACTACTGCCCGTTTTAGCGGTTCCATGTCCGGTTTTCTTAGTGCTACCAGTCCTGACGGTGTTACCAAGATTACAACCAACAATGATCTTAATAAATATTTTGTTACCATTACCGAAGACGGAAGAACCCCCTACTACAAGAAGAGTAAATATTTTGCGTTGGTACTGGATCCGGCAAGCAATTCCAACGACATCACAAAATATAAATATTTTTGTTGGTTTATGGATACTACTCCGGCGAATTGTGCGACAATTACCGCATTGAAGTTGAACCCGATGCTCCAATACATACGTAGTTTATTTAAATTACCAATTACACTGGATGTTACTGGAACCATCGTTACAAACAATACGATGCCTACTGACGTGACTATCCCCACTGGCGTAAATTTGTCGATAACAGACGGAACATGGGGAAAACAAAATTATGATTGGTCTGAAAAAATCCAAGTACCATATAATGTTACCGAATATGTACCTGGACAAGTTACAAATCAAACAATTGGTGGCAATTATGGCGCGATTTCTGGTCATCAGAATACGTTGAGTACTGACCCTTACAACAAGACTGTACAAAAAATAAGGGTGGACACCGTGAATCATAGTGAGCCACAAATGATCAATGTGAAAAACAAACAACAGAGTTTGACGAATGTGAACAAATACCACGTTGATGCCGGAACCTATGCCCAAAAGTTTGGGGATCCCACTTATACGGGAAGAGGTTCGGGACAATCAAATCCAGGAAACAATCAACTCACCACTTCGTACAAATGGACCAAGGTTGAAGAAGATTTTACCGACAAACAATTGTATATCAACCCTCAGGGCGCATTAATGTTGGATTATTTATACGGAGGTGTCAATTATAGTTCTCCCATCAATATTTCTTATACACCGAATAAATGGGATACGAATCAGGGACCTTGTCCCTATAAATTGACATTGGAAGCCAGCGACAATAATAATCGTGCTACGTTGGTTATCCGAAACAATGGCGCATTAGTTGCCAGTTTGGATGTGTATAATCAAAAAGACCCTTTTAACAAGGTAACCAATGAGTCCTGGAAACAACGTAATTTGATTGAGCTCACCGCTGGACAACGATTGATTGAAGGACAAAATGCGCTGGGTTCGAAAAATGGACAGGGGCAGCCCGACGGATTTTTCAAGTTTTCATTGGAAACGGTGAATGCCACGCTGATGTACAGTATCGACCCATATACTTCCGTAACTATTCAAAATGATAAGCCGAAATTTGGTGTTACAACTCCTTTTAATCAGGAGAACAGCAAACAAATGCTTTACTTGTATCGCATTCGTTCTCGTGGATTGATTGGTAAAAAGTTTTTGTCGGAAAGAAATGACAATTTAGGTACGAAAGATGTGTATTATGTTCCGAATAGTAACAACAATATGCTACAACATCGTGATTTTACAGATAAGGACGGATACCCTATACTCACTCCCGATTACAACAAGGACAATTATATTTTTTATGACACGAATCAAAAAACGAAAGAACAATGTCAATCTGAATGTATGATTAACAACAAATGTGACCATTATTTTTATGTGTATGGTGCGGGCAGTTCCACGGTTGGTAAATGCTATATAGATAACACAAACAATGCTAACTCTGTTTACACCACTCAGAATACGAATACAACTATGTCTGGTAAGGGTGTATATTCAGTGAAAAACGACAGGATAATATCTTCGTGTGAATACAACAATGGGGATTCACTCGTGAATCGCGAAGAACATACAAAAGTGAAAGACAGAACGGTTTATTATCAACCAGTTGCCAATCAACCGGAATTGACGTATTATTGTGGATTGGCTAGACACCAGCAGGCGGTACAAAATATCAAAAATGATTATGAAAGGCGTGAGGGGTTTTCGACCATTGGTCCTCAACTAGCACCTACGGTGTTTGAACCATTTAATACAAATTGTAGCAATCTGTCATGTATGAATGCCAACATTGATAGTCTATCACCGGCTGTACAAAGCTACAGTAAGACTCAAGACAAAATCAGTCTTACTTACAATACTACACAGGACCGATTAGAGAGACATGATGATTTATCTGATAATTTAGCCGATCCGAAATACAAATACAATGACACGAATGCGTTGATTCCTGATAAATTTATCAATGACCCTAACCCACAACCTGATACGAACATCATTCAAGGCCAGATTGTTGACATGAAGCAAAATTTGTTGGTTCAGAATACGATTTTTACGTTGGCGGCCATTTCTGCCGCTAGTTTTGTAATTATCGCGATGGCCATTGGTCGTTCTTAGGGGAACCAAGGTTCCCCTCATTATCCTCTATTCTGGCCGGATTGTTTTTCATAATCGAACATAGTTCGATTATGCTAACAATATGACCAGAATAAAGCCTATCCAATTCTGGGTTAGGTTGCTCTAGGGCAACCTAACCAGAATAGAGATTATATTATGATATTGTATTATATAGAAAATATAATATATTATGTCAACACCGACGTACGCTACGCCAAGTTATGCGAATATTAATGATAAACCAAAATCAATTGCTCCACATTTCGATCTGAGTTCTTTGCTCAAATTACAAAAAAACTACGCGATGAATCTGGATGGTATTAATGTTTCGGGTGCTGAAGGCAAGGATCCGGCCATAGTACAATTAAACAATGCGCTAGGAAAAATCAATACCGATGTCGAAAGTTCGCAAATTGCGGCCAATGCGACCTTGTTGAACCAGAACACGGTGAATGATATTTTGAATACGGAGAACGATCGATTGATGGCAAAGAAGGCCAACATCGATATTGCCACCCAGGGTCAACAACGCATGATTAATTTAAACAACAATTATCAGAAACGTTATGCCGTATACAGCAAAATCTTGATGGTGATTGTCGGATTCGTAGCGGCAATTGTAATCTTGAATTTTCTTTCTACATATTTGACCATCATTCCGCAATCCATTTTTATTTTGCTCTATATTGTTCTTATTACAGGTGGTTTGATTTATATTATTATGCTTTATTCCACATTGGCATCGCGCAATCCAATGAACTATGACGAAGTTATGTTGCCCAATCCTACCAATGTGGGCGACAAGGTTTTAGGCGCGACTCCCACCAACGCCAGTGGCGTTGGCACTGATTATACCGATGAATTTGGCCCTTTTTACAATTGCTTAGGACAACAATGCTGTGCGCCTGGACTGGTGTGGTCGAATAAACAAGGGTGTAGTTTACCCATGGCGGGTCCTGCTCCCGCTCCGGCTATTACATCCTTGAAGATTTAATCTCTATTCTGTAGCGATAGTACGACACAACTTCATGACGAAAAGTGTTCAAAGGGCGTCAACCGGGAATCCACTGGAAGCGGATGATTTGGCCTGATTGATTGTTTTTTATGCTGAAAAAATATCGGTGTTTATATTAAGAAAAGGTGTAATTATTCATGATAACATTTGTAAATGATAAAGAAAATTATGATAATTTTTTGAGTGTTTACCAAACAGTTTTGGGAGGAATTGTATTTGGTTCAGGTTCACGAAATACTTTACCAGATTTTATTGGTGATTATTATGATGCCAATAATAAATATTATATTTTTGGGTTTACAGATCCTACCAAGATATATAACATAAATATATCTAATTTAAACGCAAACAAGGTTGACCTATTTTTAGTGGGTGGTGGCGGTGGTGGTGGTTCTTTCAGTGGTAGAGAATGTAAAAATAATCGTAGTCAATATGGTGGTGATGGTGGTGAAATAAAAGTATGTAATCCGCAAACATTTTCAGGTAACTATACTATTATGGTAGGTAGTGGTGGTGGTGGTGGTTGTAGTAATACTGCTACTAATGGTGGAAATAGTAGGATCTATGAAACTACAAATACAAATACAAATCTTTGTATAGCAAATGGTGGTTTAGCAGTTAATTCTAAAGCGGAAGGCAAAGATGGAATGACATGTCCACTAGGAATGGCATGTCCACTAACTTCAGATATTATTCGTAATTTTACAATGCATTTTAATACTGATGACGCTAAAACCGGTCCTATTGATATAAGTTTTGGTGGTCTTTATTGGGGAGGATACGGAGGAGCGGCTTATTATACTACTGATATAAATCCTGTTAAAAAATTGGGAGCGGGTGGGAAAGGCGGTGGAGGTGGATGTGGTGTTGCAGGTTATGCATGGGACCCTTATGGTCCGAAAACATCTAAGGGTGGTACACAATTTTTTGCTCTTAAATACGATACAGTTAATAATCAATATATTTTTTTGTCAGATAAAACACAACACTTAATAGTCGATGGACAAGAAGATCTTACTGGGGGAATGAATAACTCCTTACTTATTGATAACGGTTATATTGTGAATAGCGGCGGAGGTGGGGGGGCTGGTACTAGGGGAGCCGGAAGTGGGTCAGCAGGTATTGTCATATTAGGTTTTTCGGTGGCAATTAAATACTCTGCCCCTGCCACTATTTCTTCATCATACAAATTGATTCAAACGCAAAACGATTTGTTATCACAAAATGTGAAATATTTGACCGAGATGTATTCTACGGATGATACCCAAACTGAACATATGGATACCAAATATAAGTCACTGAAAACCGCCAATTTTTATCTGTTCATTGTCTATTTCTGTTTTCTCGCCATTTTGCTTTTTTTCCTTTTTGTAACCACCAAAATAGGCGTATTTGTCAAAATCCTCATTGCGCTCTGTTTTGGTGCGTATCCATTTGTCGCCTATTACATTGAAAATATTATATACGTTGGCATCATGAATTTATACACACTGTGAATATTTACAATTCCACCTCGTCCACCTCGAAATCGTCTGAAATGGACGCGAAATCGCGCTCGTACCGAATCCTGGAGCCTGTCCATGCGTTTACCGCGCCACTCTTGAACTTGCCCAGCCGCTTGTCCAGATAGTCGTGTACCTCTTTCCCTGAGGGTCCACCACGTCCATAATTGCTCTGAAACCACAAATTGAATTCATTTGTGGCTTCCGTCTTCGTAATCTTTCCATTGGGATCCGGCATGATTCTGTCGCGAATAAACTCCGCAATATGGTCCTCACGTTCACGGTATTTGGTGGTGGATTCCAACACCATCGGACAATCCGTCACATTACCATCGGTCCTGAGAATAATATCTACCAACATCGACATGAAAACCTCGCGCCATTTGGGGAACCGTTCCTTCAATTTGCGGTCAATCTTGAATTGATACGGTTTTTCCGCATCCCCTTCCACAGGATTGTCGGTGAAAAGCGACATGAAATCTACCACACGGAAGCGGCGCCATGTCGCATGGTCACGCGTCTTCACCTCCATGAACTCGTTGGTACATACAATCAATTTCATCTGGGGAACAAACGCAATCGGCGAACTGAACAAATTACGTCCGCGAATTGGCTCCGTGCCACTGGTCAATTCTTTTAGCGCGCCTTCGTTCACCTTGTCTCCCTTGGAGGGTTCTTGCATGACCGCATAACGGACACCCTTCAGTGCCACAATGTCCGGGGACGCTTGTCCCTGTTTGATGCGGTCCTGCGTGATGAGACACAGCGGCGCATCGCATTTGTATTCACCAAACACCTGCGACATCAAGTCAGTCAATACGGATTTACCGTTCTCACCGCCACCAATGTACATGTGGAAAGTTTGGTTCAGATTCACGCCAATCAACGTCGATGCCAAATGTTCCCACATATAATTGCGTAGTTGTTCAATCGGAAACAATTTGGCCATGAAATCGTTGATTTCCGCCATGATGGCGGCATCGCGATTGCGATCCAATTTTCGGTATTCCATGTTGGTAGATTTCGAAATATAATCCTCCGCTCTACCCGCCCGAAACACCTTCTCTTTGAAATCCCATACCCCGTTTTTGAAACACATCAAATATGGGTTGCTGTCCAAGAGATCCAAGAATTTGATTTCGTTGTCATAAAAGAGTTCCCTCGCCTCCTTCAAAATGTGGTCCTTGTGGCTGGTCTGCGACAGTTTTACTACAATCTCCATAATTTTGCTCGTGCGCTCTTCCGATGGGTTGCTACCTTTTTCGTCGGTTGGAGGTGGTGGGCGCGCAATTTTTCTCAACACGAAATTGTCGGATTTTTTGCGGAACATCTCACGTAATTGCTCGGAAATACGGCGACGGAGGGTCGTACCACACTCATCTTCGACCCATCGGTGATTCGAGAACCGGTACCATTTGTCGTACCTCACACTGGCACAGATAAATTCGTCTTTGTACATCTGTTTCAGGATGTACGCAATGTCCGCGTCACCAGACCCAATACCCTTTTCCGATTTCCCGTTGATAATGGACATCTGAAACACCTGGTCAATATGGTAATCGATGCACTTTTTACAGACATTTTCGTATTCGGTTGGTGCGTCGGCTTTCGACCAATACAGGATCGAACGGCGGGTTAGGCCCGTCTCGTTGCCCGTTTCGAATCCCATCCATTTCTCGTACATTTCGTCAATACCGTGAAACTGGAAATTTTTCGCCTTAGCGCTGAATGCGACCCATGCCAGAAACAATTTTTGATGGGTGTTACATAATGCCATACCTACCTTTAACCATTTGTCATAAGACCCCGTCTCGTAATAGGGTGGCGGCAAGGTCATCGTAAAATCGAAGGTCTCGACCAAATCGTATTCCTTGTTTGCGACCATCTGTTCCACGAGTTGTTGGACTGCTTGTTCTAGCTGTTCTTTCGTGCGTATTTGGAGTGTGTTCTTGATGACCGCCGTCGAATTTAAGAGAGGATTAGAACCAATACGTACAAATGCTTTTTTGTTGTGGGAAGCGTGGCTAGATTCGGCGTTTTCGTGAATTTGGTCGAATTCCACAGTGAAAATGAGTGATATGTGGTCGCGGTAACGAACCGACAATTTCTTGAAATCGCGGTCCATGTCGAATTTTTTCACGTGGAGATCCGTACAAATCATTTCGCCATCATCGGCATCGTACTCGATCTCGTAATAATGTGTGAGTTTGTAGGGTTCGTGTTTGGGTTTGCGGGACCCATACAATTGCCAATTCACGCACCCCTTGCTGATACCTTCGTCGAAGACGTCGGTCCATCCATTTGTGATAGGAATCGCAGACCACAATTCGGAGGCGGGCATTTCTGCGAGGACGCGTTCACGTAAGATGGTTTGGGTAATGCGGTCGGCTTGGATGCCAATGATGATATGTAGCCCGTCTTTCGTGATATTTTTTTCTTTGAGTCGGTTGACCGACTGTTTTTCAAACACATATATGGGAAAATTGACTCGATTATCAAAAATATAGATGTGCTTCAATTGTTCTAAATATATTTGAACGACGTCGTCTATGTGTGCTTTTTTGTATTGTTTTTCTTCGGTTTCATACGTATATCTGAGGTCAATATCTACAACAATCGGTCCACTGGTTTCCAGCTGTTTTTCTGTGAGAAATTCGGGCAATCCTTTCGATACTACGTCACGATAATATAGATCTAAGAATTCGGAATATTCCAGGTTGGAGATGTAATATTTGCCACCGGCATGACCACCATCGGGATCACCAATACGTGTGTTGGTGATTTGCGTGGTCTTATCGTCTTTATCGACATGATGTTGCCGTATAAAGTCTTGATAATTCTTATATTTGGATGTAAATTCATGAGGCATTGACTGCTTCGATGATGTGGTCGTTTGCGGTTTAATTTTGAACTTTGTTACGGTCGTCATTTTCGACCACGCTAGGTTATACTATTAGGACAATAAAATTTTGATGTAAAAATAATAATCAATTTTTTGCGGGGGACCAAGGTTTACAGGAACCCTGCGGGTTCCTCGTACGCTCCTCCGCCAAGAAATGCCCCACAAGGGGGCATGACAACACGTGACTTTTTGCTGCTATACCGGAAGGCTAGATAATGAAACAAATCAATATAAATTTCACAGTATAACTGTAAAAACTTACATGATGTTATGCCCCCTTGTGGGGCATTTCCAAGGGAGGGGCGTACGGGGAACCGTAGGTTCCCGTAAAATTGATTGTTATTATATTTATATGTAAATATAGTTACAAATAAATAGCAATATATTATAATCATGAAGTTTTGTGTCAAATGCGATAACATGTATTATATTGGTATCAATGGCAATGATGCCAATAAACTCACCTATTACTGTCGAAGTTGTGGGAACATTGATGAATCTATTACTGAGGAAGGTGTGTGTGTGATTGATTCACAACTTAAAAAGGGAGAACAGAAATTCAATCATATTATTAATCCTTACACGAAATTTGACCCGACTTTGCCGCGAATTTATAATATTCGTTGTCCCAATGAGTCTTGCAAAACCAATCACGCTGAAGCAACAAAACCTGCTGAAATTATCTTTATGCGCTATGATGATGCGAATTTGAAATACATTTATATTTGTGTGGAATGTGATACAGCGTGGAATACCGGGGCATAAATTTACGGCCAAAATACCCCCTCATTTGGATATAACAGCGAGATTCTACTTACCGTTATGCCCCCAACGGGGGCATTTCCAAGGGAGGGGCATACGGGGAACCGTAGGTTCCCGTAAAAAATTGAAATAAATAATTTAGGATGTAAACATAAATATATAGTATTCTTTTTTACAATGAATCCCGAAGATGAAAAAATGGCAGGTGAAGAATCTGAAAGTGAGAACGAAAGTGTTGTAAGCAGCACCGAAGAGGACCAACCGAATAATCCCGACGATATTGAAAGTGATATCGAAGAAGACATGGATGAGGATGAAAATGAAGAAGAGGATGAGGATGAGGATGAGGAAGATAAGGAGGATGAAGAAGACAAAATCACAGAAAAATTACCCATGGTCACGAATCAATATAATACGGAGGATGATGAGGATGACGAGGACGACGAGGATGATGAAGACGAAGACGAAAATTATCTACAAAAATTCGACAAAAATATACGCCGCGACATCATCGGTGAACATCATCCCGAACTGATACAGCACAACGACGAAGAAGTGGAAACGTTGTGTAAAATTGTACGAGATGTGGAGGGAAATATTATAGACCCTTTACATAAAACCGTTCCTTTTATTACCAAATATGAAAAAGCACGTATTTTAGGAGAAAGAGCCCGACAAATCAATTCTGGTGCGAAACCTTTTATTAAAATAGAAAAAACCCTCATTGACGGATATTTGATCGCACTGCGTGAATTCGAAGAGAAAAAAATACCGTTTATCATTCGTCGACCTTTGCCGAATGGTGGGTCAGAATATTGGAAAATGGCGGATTTGGAGATGATTGACTAATTGTTACTATTATGTATAGAAAACAAAAAAATGGGTTCGGGAAAATTAGATTACATGTTGCACCATTTTATTATTGATTTTTTTTACGCCCTGGGATTTTGGGGTGAATTTATATCCATACTTATTGTTGGAGGCTATTTTCGTCATGATACCTTTTATTTTGTAGTGTTTATTCTAGGACATATTTTGAACACCTATCTTAACAATGGTTTGTTGAAACCATGGTTCAAAGAAGGTAGACCCCGTGACCCCATTAAATTTTTGGCTTCTGAGAACTTCAATAACAAAGTCATGCACTACGGGATGCCATCGGGTCACAGTCAAACCACCTTTTTTTCCATCATGTATTTGTATTTGACCATACATCAAATTTACCCGTGGGTGCTCATTTTGCTTTTTATTGCTTTTGCTGTGATGTTTCAACGCGTATATTTCCACAATCATACTATCACGCAAGTTGTGGTAGGCGCTATATTCGGTTCGTTGGTAGCCGGTATTGTGGTTTATGCCCGCGACAACATAGAAAATATAATGAGTAAAAAGGATCTGTAGGTAAAATTATGAATTACGCTTCCAGCGCTTACCACAATTCGTACATGTTACAAAAATTGTCTCACCCTCATCACATGAACGAGTTTGTAATGTGTAGAATGTACACTTATTCGATTTACATTTAGAACATGTAAATAGAGTTGTTGATGCTTCCATACTGTTGTTATTGAAACGATTCGCATCTAAAATCTTCTTTTTTTCAATAAGTGCGTGCCACCTGTCTTCATTCATCTCTTGATGTGTCATGAACACTGCGTCTTGCGGAGTAAGGTCACCCGACCGGATTTTTCCCAGAAAATCGGGATTTCTCATGTTAATAAACATGGTTCTCATGCGGTCCGTGTACAAATGAACAAAACAAGGATTTTCCCATTTTTTTACGATTTTTCTATGAGTTGCTTCTTGTATTGCGTAATTGTAGACCGATTTTTCCATATTCATGGAAATTGCTAATTCCTCTACATCTAAAATATCTTGGATTTTGCTGACAATATTTCCGCGAAATTGGGTGGGGTTCGAAATTTTTTGGATGGGAGGCATTTTGAATATAATATTTAGACCTATCATACTTGAATATTTTAAATCAATTTTTTATAACTATATCATATACATATGTCATCCATTTGGAAACAAATTTTATTACTTGTCCTTATTTTAATTATTTCTATATCCATTTTTCTAACGGGTTTTCTTAATTCTAACCGTTTATTTGAAGGAGCTACAGGTGGTAATGTTGTAGATAGTCAGCAGGGTCAAAAACCAGCAGCACCAGGAAAACCAGTTCAACCAGCCGCACCCGTTCCACCAGGAAAACCAGCCGCACCAGTTCAACCAGGAAAACCAGCCGCGCCCGTTCCACCAAGCCATCCAGTAGCACCAGTTCAACCAGGAAAACCAGCCGCACCCGTTCCACCTGGTCATCCTAATCAACCTGGTCATCCTAACCAACCAGGCCATCCTAACCAACCTGGCCATCCAGCAGCACC